GAAAACAACGTGCCGTTTTAACATCTGATAATTCGCCGTGCCATCTTCATTGAATAGCTACGCTGCCTGAAATAATCTGATGAATAGTGCACCGTTTAATCTGCCGGACAACACATGATACAATCACATGGAATCCCTTTTCCTTTCTGTGTTGTAAGTTAATGGGTTTCATCAGTCTCAGGCGTGGCAGCGCCTGAGATTTTTTTACTTTGTGCTTCCCGGATCCTGTCGATCATGGCCAGGAGCTGTTCATCAAGTGCGCGAATGCTCTGATCATCCAGCGCAACATAACCGCATTCGGCCGCCTCGATCACATCGGCCAGATGTGCGGCTTCCTTCAGTTTCTCATAAGTCGTTCTTGCTTCAGTCATTGGTACCGCCTTTCTGGTCTTCTTCCGCTCCAGGATCCTGTTGCTCTTCAGGTCTGAAAATGCTTTTTAATAATCCCTTGCTGCTAAAGAGCGGAAAGAACTCATTCAGGTAATTATAGTATTCGTCTGAAACCTCGCTGAGCTTTCCTTCGCAGATCCTGTCGAAATCCTGTTTCCATTTTTCCGGAACATTGAATATATATGTTGCATAAGTGTTATCGAAATGATCATCGTAAGTCTTTACGAAATTCGGATCCTTATACAGTTCTTCTTCTCCATATCCGCAGCCCCGGTTGTTGCCGCCAACTCTTGTATAGATTGCTATTTTGCCATCCTCAACAAAGCAATCCCTAAATCTTGGCCATTCATCCTGCTTTCTTCCTAGCATCGGCATTATCAGCACACAAGCCGGATTGAATCCCATAATTGCATTATAAAAACTCATTCATTGCACCTTCCTTCTCGCTGACTTGATCCGTTTCACTATGGCCAAACACAACTCTTCGAATCCAATGCCCCATATTTGCAGCGGTTTGCATTGCGCCCGCCTTCCATCCGGCCCGGAATGCTTTCAGCACACTTTCATCGTGTTCCACTATCTGAGACTGCAGCCATAACTTCATATCGGCTTCAATGGCTGTTTCATCGTTCCATGTTGCCGGCGGTTTGTCGTCCTGTCGGTTCATGCTTTACCTTCTTCCCGGATAGATTCATACATCGCTTCAAGTGCGGCCTGAATGTCCTGAATGATCTGATCATCAATCTGTTTGTTCATCTGATCACCTTCTTTCTGTATTCTGTTTTTAAGGTACTGCGTCAGGTATATGATATCCTGTACACCTTTGTATTATATGGTACACGATATCATGTGTCAACTATTATATGTTGTCTTTTGTTGTCTTTATCCATGTGTTAGAATACATTCATGGGAAAATACAAAGGCTATACAGAAGCGCGTGAACGCGCAAATGAAAAATATCGCAAAGAAAAGATTGATACCATACTGATCAGGATTCCTAAAGGAAAGAAGGCTGTGATTCAGGACGCTGCCAATGAAAAAGGAATGTCTGTTAATCAGTTTATTAATGATGCAATCGACAAGTCATTGAACAGCGATGAATGATATCGTATATCTGCCCTGCTAGGCTTACCAGTATAACCACATTTCCGTTTTTCGGACCCTCTGCACGCAATCGCCCGCCAAACCATTAACGAGCCTTAAAACGGCAAATACGCGGTTGCTAATGTCTGTCGTCTTAGCTCCATATCCCCATCTATTCCCCTGATATTTTCAAAATGACAACATTTCAGGTTGTGCGAATCAAGGATACATGATATCATTCATGTATTGAATTGCGCAGATAATGATATAAGTTTCTTGCCAATGTACCCCCGTTTGCTAGTTGTGGTTTTGGCTCAGCAAAGCCCCGGTTTAATCGCCGGGGCTTTTGTTGTCTGATTAATCTGAAAGATCAGTACATGCGCCGATCTGGTCCCCGGCGGGATCCCATCATGTTATCATTTCCCAAAGAACTTAAAGAAATAGCTCTTCTTAGGCGCTGCCTTCCTTCCGTCAAAATCAACCCCTTCAGCGTTCACGTTTCCGCGCGCTTCAGTTGCTCCCATTGTGCGGGCAGCGGCCGCCGATCTCATGTATTCCTTCTGCAGCTCTGTATGAGCATCTGATTTTCTGAACTTCAAAGATTCTTCGTACTTCTCCATCGTTTCAAGTACAGCTTCCAGTGCTTCCGGAGCCTCAGAAGCGGAAGGTGTGTAAAAGCCGAGGATAGGCTTGCACCTTTCGGAAGTAATAACGAAGTTCTCCGGAGTGTGGCCGCCCTTGTTGGCTTCCTCAAACTTCTTATATTCAGCGAATACATCACGATTGAAGTTTTTGAGATTCCGCTTTGCGGCTTCCAGCTTCTCTTTGTATTCCAGTGTTACCGCTTCAAGTTCTGCAGCCGCTGAAGCAATTTCCTCTGTCAATCTGTCGCGTTCAGCATTCACGGCGGGAAGGATCTTCTCCAGGTACTCTTTGGCCATCTTCCTATATTCCGGATCTGCGTAAGAAGGACTGTCGATTGCACGCTGAAGATCTTCCTGTGTGGGAATATGTCGGCGGGGGGAGCTGTCGAGCACATCGGCCAGCGGGCCGCTCTCTTCTCGCTGATCAGCTTGAAGATCTGAAGGAAACTGCGTATAGATTGCGAGCTGATACTTCGTGTTGATCATATTATTGTGCGCTTCATCCATCTTTTTACGCGCCTTCTTGAAGCCGAGACGATCAATAGCGCCTTCTTTATCCTCGATCATTACAGGGGCCGTGTCTTTATAGGTGATAATGTTTAACTGGTTCGGATACAACATTGTTTCTTCAGTCCTTTCTTTGCATTTTCGCAATATCGCTCAATATCGAGCTTTCTGTCAGTTATTTGTTATTTCAGAGGTGCGCGGATCCGCGCCACAGTATTTTTAACTGCCTAATCGGCCGTTATTTTCTGCCTTTTCAGGCCTGTTTTACGTGTGTTCATTTGTCCATCTGTCTCTCTCCCTGCCTTTCCTAAAAAAATCCTTCACGCGCGTGTGGCAGATGTTTTGTCGAGTGTGTGCCCCCGTTGCTGGCCCCTCTCTTACAAAAGGGGAATATCCCCCTGGGGGGCTATTTACAAAAGATTCCGAGAATAAATTGCAAAAATATTTAAAACAAAAAAATTATTTTTATTTATTCAACAATGATTCTCATTTCATCTGCAGGAGCCAGGCCCTGCCCCACCCCCTGCCCCTGCCTCTATGTACCTTGAAGATGTGTCGGCCTTTCAGACACGACACGAAAAATTTTCTGAGCAATTGCGCCGGCGCAAGTCGACAGATCATCTATACTTCCTCTACAGGTATGCTGTAGCGCTGCGCTATAATCCTTACCGTTTGGAGCCTGCGCAGATAATCTTCACGGTTAATCTGAGTGTAATCTGGCCGGGCCGTAATGTTATACTTCCCCCCACATATCACAATCTTGTCAGGATGTACCGCTTCAATCTCCGAGGCATCAGGTGCAGTTCTGACAATAAACACTTTGCTGGCACGCTTCCTTGCCTGATCAGCAAACACTTTAAGAAGATCGTTCGCAAGCATCCGGGCTGCATCATGGCGCTCACTGTGCGGCTCTTTAAGCCTGAATGCTGCAGCAATGTGATCAAGATCATATACAATCCCATTTCCCAAATGTTCCCTGGCATAGTATGTTTTACCGGAACCGGGCAGGCCTGTGATCAGTATCACTCGACATTTGTTTCGCTTAATCATGTGTCGTTTCCTTTCTGCTTTGCATGATCTCCCCGGCCCGCTGCCTGCTCCCGGATCTTGTGGAAAGCATAGCGGGTTTTGCTGTCGAGTTCAGTGCGCTTTCTGCTTCCCCCGGCATAGGAACATATTTCCTTGAACAGTGCGCCGGCCTGCTCATCTGATAGTTCCGCAAGGATCCCTTCCAGGTATTCAAGATCAATTTCAAATGTTTCCTCGTGTCTCTTCATTCCAGGGCTTCTCCATGCTGTGCAAATTCATGATATCGTTCACGCTTCGGCGAATGTTTCCAGCCGCCTTTTCAATCCGGCGATCAGGTCCTTCGGAGCCTCGACAGTTTTTCGGCCTTCATGTCGCAGGCTCTTATCCTCGATCGCGGAAGGCGCACGTTCTGCCAGCGATCGTTCAGGGATCCGCAATGATTCCGGAACAGATCCGGCCAGCCGCCGCCGGCGCGTGACTTCCTCGAACCTCTTAATGAACATCGGCCGCTGTACTGACATTAAATCGACTGTAGGTGTGTTGGCCCATTCCCGGAACTCTGAGAAACCGCCCACAATTTCCCGCGTCACTTCCGGGAGCCTATCCCAATGATCAGCGGCTTCAGGGCTTCCCGCATGGCCGAGGGCCTTCATGAGCCGCGCCCATTCCTCAGCGGCCAGATCATCTGCAGGTGCGTCAAGGTCGTATGCGATCTGACGTATATCAGATATTGCAGGCGGGAAATGGTTGCTCATGATATAGGCCATGGCCGCCTTCTGGAGAGTCGGATAATCGAGATCCTGAAGCGCGGTATACCAGAGATTGAATGTATGCTGGCTCGATATGAAGTCCTCTTTCGGATATGCGGCCTTAAGACTCGCAACGATCAGTTTGAAATCCTCTCTTGATATCTTGCTCACCACTTCTGCATCTCCTCAAATTTCTGTGAAAGCTTATCTTTAGCCGCTTTGCCGTTATCGCCATTCTGTTTCCAGCCGCGGTTCTGTTCTCGATCCAGCCATGTCTGAACAAAGCGCCGGATCCCCTTTCGTGTCTTGCGCTTCGTGGGATTCGATTTACACCATTCACGCATCCGGGCCAGTTCCCTTATCACATCAACCCCGACATACAACCGCTGCCATCCGTCCAGATCATCCCTGGAAGGCCGCCATTCAGTGTTATCGTTCAGGATCAGCGCCGGCACATCGGGCGCGGAGCTTGCCAAAGGCTCCGAGCATGAAATACTATCTCTGATAGTATTTCCATTACTATTATCTTTACTATCCTTTACTTCCCTTACCTGTGTCCACGGTTCGTCTACGTTTCGTATACTGTCCGTTGACGGTTCGTATACGGTGCGCTGATATACGTTCTTATCATCCAGGACCAGCTGACTTTTTTCGGCTGTATATTGTGTTTCATTGTAGGTGTCTTTTCTCAGATAATTGTGAACGCGCCAATGGCTGATAACGATTACTCCCGAATCAAAAGGAATGATAAACCCGCGCTGGACCAGAATTTTCAGATCATCCTGAGATGCGCCGATCATGCGCATGATCTTCTTAGGCGCATTTACAAAACCATCATCATCAGCGCGCATTCCCAGATCGTAATAAAGAAGGCGCGATGTAACGGGCATATCTATAAATAGATCACTATCAACAATGATCTTCGCAAACATCCTTCGTGCAGCCATGCCTTCCACCTTTCACTTGTTCGTTGTACCTGGCCATTTTATACAGCTGTACCCAATCCTCTGTTCGCATAACTGTAAGCCACGGTTCCCGGCTGACTTTCCAAAACACGGCCGGCATACCGTCCTTGCGTTTCGCGGCTTCGTCAATGGCCTGGTACATCGCCTTTCTGACGCTGAGCTTCTCGACAAACTTACATTCTACATGTATTCCGGGAAGATCTATAAGATCACTTTGCTTGAGGAATGTATAGCCGCGCTTGACGGTTAGGCCAAAACCGTTTAGATATTCCTTCAGCAGCCGTTCGCCCCTGGCTCCTTTTTCCCTTTCCTTCTTACCCACGGTTAACCCTCGTTATCCCACAGAAGCCCCTCGGCTTCCTCTTCAGGATCCGCGCCGGCCTGATCCGGTACCGCTTCAGGAATTACTTCCTGAACATCCACTGGCTCCACAGTTGCCACCTCTTCTGTTTCCGTTTCTTCCACATAGTCAACCGAACCATCAGCGTTAATAACGGTCATGTCCTTGTCGAGTGCGCTAATCATTTCGATGCTCATCACTCCCCACTTGCTGATCAGCTGGCGGAGCATCGTCTTAAATGCCATCCCGTCAAAATCGCGGTACCAGAAGCTGGAATACAGCCAGGCATCGTTTTGCGGGAAGTTCCCGGCCACGTAATCTGCATAGCCGACCTTGTGCCGCATTCCGTATTTGGTCTGAACATCGCACCCGGCCGCGCTGAATGCCTGAGAGTAGCGGTCCGCGTGAAGAAGCATTTTATTTTTCGACCAGTATAAACTTTTACGGAATCCGTTCATGTACTCGAAGAAAGCAAAGTATCCAATTGTCGGCGTGTTCTCCCGCTCTTCCTCGTCCTCGATCAGCTTAACTTCGATCTCTTCAGCCAGGGGATCATAGCGGATCAGCTCCCCTTCCTTGATAGCAAGAACATTAAGTTTCCGGTACTGGCCCGATCTCAGAGCCAATTGGAGATATCCTTTATACCCGAGCTGAAACTGTGCGACTTTACCCTTGTTCTTGTCATTAAAGGGAACCATGTAGAACTGGCCCAGCTGGGGAGAAGGTGAGAGCTTCAGAGCTTCACCGAGAAGAGCCGCCGATAATATCGACTGGTGGCTGCATTCCTGTAAAGCCGGGTTCACGTTCACGGCTGAGATTATCGAGCTTATAAAGCGCGGGCCGTTCTTGCCGCCTACAACCGAGTTAATCTGATTCTTCACGGCTTCACTATTTAAGTACAGTGAAAAGCCGCCCTTCTTCTGCCTGTTGGCCAATGAATTGTTTACTGCCACTTATCATCATCCCCTTTCTTCAACTGTTTCACTTTGATATGGTTAGATTTGATGCACTGGTTCAGCGCCTCAAACTGTTCACGATTCAGCCAGGCAATGAAAGCAATCGGCTTTCTTTCCGGCTGTTCCTGGCTTACCTTTTGCGCCGGCGCAACTCTTACCGGCTCCGGAGCCGATACAGGTTCAGCGATCCCTAAATCGCGGTCAATCTCTGCCTGTCGCTTTTTGGCGGCTTCTTCCTGTTCCTTTTTGATCGTCTCAGCCAGACGCTGTTCCGCGTACCGGGCTTCAACATACCTTTTACCGGCTTCGACGGCAGCGGTCTTGTTCAGTGTCCGCTGATACTCTCTCAGGGCGGCCGGCTGGCCCTCACCCATCTGGTTGATGATCAGAATATCTTCCCCGATAGAATGCTGAATGCTGGAAAGCTCTGCTTCAACCTTCTTCAATGAGTATGATTTGTTCAGCCATGAATCATTCATGATCCGTTCCAGCGTCACCCACGGCTGAAAGCCTTTCGCATTGAACAGCTCCCGGATAGCTTCAAGCTTCGCGGCCTTCTGGCTCTCTTCGTATTCCTTAACTTGATTGTCGATAAGCGCGGCCGGCTCTTCGACTTGTGCGATGATCTGAAGCATTTTTGCGTGAAATTCTTCGTAAGGCTGAAGGCATAATTTCTTGATCTCGCGATCTTTCGCCTTCAGTGCGGCTACAAACTTGTTCAGCGCCGCGCGGTCCTTCTTTGCTTCGATGATCTGATCATCGCTGTATACAAGGCCTTTGTAGTAGCTCATTTTCTCAGCTACAGCCTTTTCGATTTCTTCGTGATTCCAAATAATGGCTTTCACGAATCCTTCCTCAGAAGGTGAAATGATTTTTAATTCCAGTGCCATTCTGTTACTCCCTTAAATTTCCGGTAATATCGTTGCCGGCTGTGTTCCTTTCTGTGTGTGGTTCCAAAATTCGCGCTCGTGCGCTTCCAGGATCCTCAGATCCTCTTCTATGTCCGATCTTTCAAGCCAGTAATGGCGCGTTTGTAGGAATATATCGCCGTAAAAATCATATTTCAGCTGTGCCTTCAATACTGCAAAATCGGCTTCCAATACCAGCATGTAATGAAGGACCTGAAGATAGTAGTTATCAGGAATCTGATCTTTCCATTTTTCCTTCTGCATTGACTGAAGTATTTCTGTTGTTTTGATCTCCAGGATCCCTGTTCGGCCTTCCCGATCGCGTAGCCATCCATCGAGTGAAGCGTGCGCCCACGGATAGTGGCTATTTACGAACAGATTATTTTCGACATACCCAACTTCCAGCTCCGGGAAGTCCAGCTTGAACAGCTCCCGAAGAAGCGGCTCTGCATCATGGCCGTACCTCACAAATGGCTTCATGCTTATATCTTCGGCGGCCCGCTGCCCGGTCTTGATCCGCCATAAATCTGTGTTCGACATGTAAGGATTCAGCCCCAGGACCGCCGCCGCTTCGCTTCCGCCTACCCGCTGCCCTCTAGCCTTCAGCCATTCTTCCCGGCTGTCCAGAACGAACATCATTATATGGTCATTGATCCGCCGCGTTTTCTTCATGCTTCCTGCTTTTCTGCCAGCTGGTCAAGATAGGCTTCTATCTTCCCTACATGGTACAGTGTCCGGCGGCCGATCTTGATTCTTGCGCCGGCTGCAATTGCTACTTTCTCGGCGGTCTTTCGGCCGGTATTTAGCCGGGCCATCAGTTCAGGAAGTTGTACCGTGATAGCGCCGCCAGTTTCGGGTTTTCTCTCTTTCGTGTAACGCACTGTATTCTCCTTTCTAGTGCTCTACTGCACTATTTCGTAATCGCTTGTCGACTTGCGTTATCTACTGCACTATTTCGTAATCGCTTGTCGACTTGCGTTATCTACTGTTATTATGATATAAATGTTTTATAATCATGTATATCGGTATGTTTTTAACACTTTTATTTCATTTCAAGCAAGAAAATGAAGTAAAGATAGCGAATTAGGCGATGTGAGGCGAAAAAATGAAAGAAAATCAATCAGGAAGAGTTTCAATAGACCGCGATAGACTGGATTTTATGATAAAAAAAGGCTTCGGAAAGCCAATTGCAGATAAGAAAAATAATCGCGGTTGGACACTTGCCGAGCTAGAAGCTGCCACCGGGATTAATTATCAAACTATTAGCAAAATTCGAAGAGGAAGCGAAAAAGCAAAAGAGCAAAACATATCAACTGCTTTAAACCTTGCCTCTACTTTCGATGTCGATATTGGATATTTGACCGGCGATCAGGATATCCCACGAATGCCTTCAAAAGAAGTGCAGGAACAGAAAGAAATTGCAAATAGAATCAATGTGGCGATATCTTTTATTCGCAAATATGGTATTTACGTTATTCTTGACAATTCTGTTGCTCCTACAAGTTACAGCGTCTATGATGCAGATGATAGGCTTATAGAGGAAAAGCGGAGTATAGAAGATCTTATGGGCCTCGTTAGAATGATTCATAACCTGCTTGATACTGGGCAAGATATAATCTCATTATTCTTTGGAGAGCCTTATATTACGGATTATAGAGAAGATGCTGAAAACGAAAAAATGATCCAGAATAAGCTGATTGAATTGAAACAAATAAAGAAGTGAAATAGAATGTCTGTAACGGCTCCTGCCAATGCTCCGCGCATGGTGGGGGCTGTTTTATAGTTAAGGGCTGCTTTGAGGGCTACTTTCACGGCCAGCCCCTTTAAATGCTGGCTTTTTGGTTATAATCCCTCTTCCCCTGCTCAATAAAAGCCTTCATCATTCGCTGATGAAGGCTTTTTTCATTGTCATGATTATATCCCGTTCTTTCAGATTCCGGCAATTCT